AAAGACAATCTCGATCGAGACGGAGACTGAAGCGTGCCCGAAATGGAATTTCTCGAAGACCAGGTCGAGGCTATCAGCCTCGTAGCGACTTGGCTGAATGCGCGGGAAGGCTTGGATCCGGCCCGAGACTTCGAACCGAATGACTTCAAGGTCGTGGCGTTCGGAATGACAATGAGCAACTGGACCGCCGAAGTCATCTGCTCCTTCGTCGGGGACACAGTTTTCAAGGTGACGTACGACGGCATCCTCCAGGAGTTCAACGTGGCCCAGTTTCGCCGTGTGGACTCGATGAGTATCACCAAGGCATCCCTGCAGGAGAAGCTATGAGCCCGCAGGACGGAACTCTCACGATCGAGAACGCCCGAATCATCTTCCGGAACTTCGCCGGCAAGGAAGGGCAGTACAACGCGGAGGGGGATCGGAACTTCGGACTGATTCTCCCGCCGGAAATCGCGGAGCAGATGTCTAGGGACGGCTGGAACGTCAAGGTCCTGAAGCCTCGTGACGAGCTGGACGAGGAGCTCGGGACGCCGTGGATCCCCGTCTCGGTGGGGTACAAGATCCGTCCGCCGCGCATCTACATGATCACGCACATCAAGGGTCAGCCGCGTCGCACGCCCTTGGGCGAGGACGAGATCGAGGTCCTGGACTGGGTCGACATCGAGAACGTAGACCTGGTCATCCGTCCCTACGACTGGTCGGTGGCTGGACGTGGTGGACGGAAGGCATACGTGCAGACCATGTACGTCACCATCGTCACCGATCCCCTCGACGAGAAATACGCGGACCTGGAGGATCTACCGCCAAGGGCAGGGAAAGTCGATGAATGAGATCACGCCGGTCTACGTCGATCCTCCAGACCACCGCAAGACAACCCATCGACTGAGCTTGATGGTGGAGACCGGTGATGTGGAAGAGTGGTCACACGTCCACAACCTGATGTCTCGAATGGCCACGGAATGGGGGCCGTATCACGAGCTCGTCGCGGTGTCTTCTGTCATGCTGAACGACGACGGCGTGGCGATGGTGTCGGATGGGGATGAGTTCCACAACGAAGGCACCATGGACAAGGTCTACAACGCGCTGGCCAAGATCGGGCTGACGCCGCAACAGATCGCACACGCCATCAACGAGATGCAGAATCAGGGAATTCTGTTCCGTGAACGCAGCTGACCTTCTCAACAGGTATCACAACAAACAAGTAGGGGACTCGATGAAGGTTCAGAAGTACGCGCGGAAGGTGTTCTTCGTCGACGGGGTCGAAGTGACGACGGAGAACCTCGAAGAGGTCGCGGAGTGGTGCGGGGGCTCGGTTCAGCAGACCAAGCCCAAGCCTGAGGAAGGGCTGGAAGCGCAGCCCTACGTCAAGGTGCCGATCCTCAAGTACGTCAACGAGCGTCAGACCAAGGCGTTCGTTGGTGACGTGGTGACGAAGTCCGGCAACCAGTTCAAGGTGTACACCGGACAGGCGTTCCGCAAGAGCTTCGAGGAACTCGTCAGTTCCTGATTCTTGCAGGTTGCAGATGGGGTCTCGAACGCCTCGTCTGCTTCCTGGAGGCGATCAGTCTCTGGCCCTAATATTAAGGAGCAAAAGAATGGCCATCAACCTCGAAACCGCCCGGCTCATGCTCAGCCAGGCTCAGTCGATCCTGAACGAGGCCAAGGAGAAGACCCATCTCGTTGGCGACATCGTCAACCGGGCTCGGGAGAACGTCAAGATGGTCGCGGCGCTGGGTGATCTGGAGGGGATTCAGAACGTCCTGGTAGCGATCGAGGCGCTGTCGCAGGACTACCACCAGACCATGATCGGAAAGGTGTCCCAGGTCCAGGCGCTGATCGAAACCAGCAAAGGCACCAAGTGAACGCTTTCTTCATGGGGAAGGGTGTCGCTGGAAATCCGGTCCATCGAACTCGAGAAGGTCAGCTCATCATCCCCGAGGTGGGCACCAAGGTGCGAATCAAGGCCACAATCTTCGTAGTCGACGACGTATATCACGACTACGACCGCGGGGAAATCCGGGTGTACATCCAATCAGCAGTGTGAAGGAGCACAATGTCAGATCTCACCTCCGACATGACGCCGGAGAACGCACGTGAGCCGTTCCGAAAGCTCTTGGTGCGGGTGGACCAGCTGAGCCTCGCCGGGAGGTCGTTTCTGGTCAACCTGACGGAGCTGCGGGACTCGCTCGAGGCAGTCAATGGGGCCATCGACGTGGCCTCGCGGATGCAGGACGGGGAAGATGTGGAGGAGACCCCCAATGAGTGAGCGTCAGAAGTTCCTGCTCCGGCGAGCCATGGCCTTCTTCGGGGTGGTGGCCGTCGCGGTGACGATGCTTTTCGTCCCGTCCATGGCCAAGGCCGACACGTACAACTACCCCGGGTGCGACTGGGGATACGACACCACCTGGTTCGCCTACGACGCGGGTAGCTACGACGTCTTCGCCGGGAAGTGGCACGAGTACGGCAACGAGAACAGCGTCCCCTCCTGTCACGACATCAACGTCGAGATCGCGTCGACGGGTGGGATGACGGTTCGCACGCAGGTCTGTCCGTACACCGGGTCGTGCTACGTGGTCCAGCCCAACAATGGGTGGGGTGCGCTGACAAACCTCGGTCCGACGTACGGCGTGACGTTGCATTCCTACCACATGCCATGCTTCTGCGCCTTCCGGTTCAGGATCGAGACGGCGTGCACCAACTGCAACCGGGCCAATTTCGGAGAGACGGTTCGGGTCATCTTCTAGCAGCATCCAAGGCGTGGGTCGGGCTCTTGGTACGGGATTTCCGGGGGCTCGACTCACCTTGCTGGTGTAGCTCAACTGGTAGAGCCTCGTGTGGGGTGGACACGAAGTGTGCAGGTTCGAGTCCTGCCACCAGCGCGCAGTGGGTGCACGCTGCAGGAATCGCGGATTAATCAGAGGAGGTGCGACATGGGGTTGAGTGCCTAAAGACCCTACATTCAATGGCGGACTTTCTGAGAGGGAGAATAGGGTAGAGGGGGTTGATCGGGCCCCCTCTACTCATATTATCGCGGGAGAAACATGGCTTATAATGAGACCCCATCTCTGAAAGGAACAGCCATGCTCGCTGCAATCCTCGCCGGAGTAGTTACAGCTTTGCTGACCAACCTCGTCTGGGTCATCCGACACCGTCGTGTCGTCAAGTCGATGGAGCAGTCCCACAAGGACGAGCTCTACGTCGAGACGCGCCGCTGGTTCGCGGATGGATTCAAGGCAGGCTGGGACGCCGTGTTGATGGACTACTTCGTGATGAAGAACGCCATCGAGAAGTTGAAGAAGAGAATGGAAGAAGAATAAACCCTCGAACGAGGCATCGTGTGAATAACATGGTGTTTCGTTTTTGGCTAAAGGAGAAGGTGATGAGCAACCGTAGGAAGCTTCGTGCCCCCCTCCCGGCTTCGTTCCTGAATCATCCCCCGGGAGTAATTTGCACATATTGGAACGGGGAACCTTGTGATGCACAGAAAGTCAATTTGGTGGTGTCTGATCCGGGCATTCATCCCGAGTACTGGGCCCGTCTATTTGTAGGGCAGGTACGCCCGGCGGTGCGGGTTACGTACGGAGGCAACACGTTCTATCTCGACGACCTTGATGGATCGGGATGGCGGAAGGTTACGGTCGGATTCGGTTCCCCCCAGTACGGCTCGAGGTCTCTGTATGGCAAGGAGGTGTGAAATGGACGAAGACTTGTGGGATGTGTACGACCATCAGACACAAGAGGAGGCGATTCTACGGAAGACAGATCCGAACACCTACGAGCTCATCGTCAATCACATGCACGGTAGTGGTGCTGCGACGTTGGATCGGAAGAACTTGAAGGATCTGTTCAACGCGATCGGAAATGAAATCGGGGCATTTCCAGAGGTTGTTCCGACGTTGCAGGTCGACAACGTCAAGATGACCCGGGAATTGTTCTGTATCGCTCAGACGGAGATTGGCCAGTCAGGTCGGAACTGGAGTCATAGCCATATCCGTCGCTTGCAAAGGCTGATCGACCAACTCGACAAACATCGTCCATTGGGTCCGGATGGTAAGCACGGAGATAGGCATACGCCAACTTGTGGGTGCGAGGATAAATGATCGAACTTCACCCCCACCAAGCTGAAGCAGTCAAGAAACTAGCGAACGGCAAGATCTTGTGGGGCGGTGTCGGGACGGGGAAATCCCTGACAGCCGTTGCCTACTATATGGAGAAAGAAGCACCAAAGGATGTCTACGTCATCACGACAGCCAAGAAGAGAGACTCTCGCGATTGGGAGGGGGAGTTTGCCAAGCGAGCCGTGGGAGGAGTTCCTGGGGCGACTGTCGCGGGTGTTCTCACGGTCGATTCGTGGAATAACATTGGAAAGTATGCCTCCGTTAGTGGGGCGTTCTTCATCTTCGACGAGCAACGAATTGTCGGTAGTGGTCAGTGGGTTACCAAATTCCTGGCTATCACTCGACGAAACCGGTGGATCCTTCTCTCCGCCACTCCAGGCGATACTTGGATGGATTACATTCCGGTGTTCATCGCCAACGGATTCTATCGAAATCGTTCTGAGTTCAAGCGAGACCACGTTGTGTATAACCCGTACACAAAATTCCCTAAAGTTCAAAGATATACAGCAGTAGGGAAACTGGTCCGGCTGCGTAATGAGATCCTCGTAGAGATGCCCTACCAACGCCACACTGTGCGAGTGGAGGAGGACGTCTGGTGCGACTACGACGCTGAGCTCTTGAAGAGAGTGATGGTAGATCGATGGCATGTGTACGAGAACAGACCGTTGAAGACCGTGGCGGAACTATTCCTTGTGATGAGGCGGGTTGTGAATTCCGACTTGTCTCGGTTGCGGGTTGTACAGTCACTGATGTCTATACACCCGCGGTTGATTGTCTTCTACAACTTCGACTTCGAACTAGAGATCTTGAGATCGCTTTCGAAGACAGTGACGATTTCTGAATGGAATGGTCACAAGCACGAGCCTCTACCGACTTGTGAGAGATGGTTGTACTTGGTTCAGTACGCCGCTGGAGGGGAGGGATGGAACTGTACGGATACCAATGCGATGGTTTTCTACTCGCAACCGTATTCGTACAAACTATGGGAACAAGGGCATGGTAGGATCGATCGGTTGAATTCACCCTATAACAGACTTTTCTACTACCGCCTTCTGTCAAAAACGATTTTGGATTTTGGAATAAAAAAATCCTTGGCAGAAAAACGGAACTTCAACGAAAGCCGATTCATAGCAAATCGGGCCTGGGTGGATGAAATAGGACATAGTAGGATGAAATAATGGGCATACTTGGGCAGAAGGGGGTAAATAGGGACATAGTTGTGGCGAAAGGGGCGAAACTCGGACAGAATAGGACAGGATTTTGTGGAAATTACAAGATCATCTGTCAAATCTGTCAAATCTGAAGCTAAAAACTTTCTCAATAAAACTCACTTAATATCAACAGCACTGATACTATGTGCGTTTTTATAGAAAACTTTTTGGCCAAAATTTTTGGTTTTTGACATGAGCTTTTCCGAGGAGATGTATGCCTGATGACCGAGTTCGCTGCAATCGAGGAATTCCTCGATTACGAAGTACATGACGATGGACGGATCTACTCGCATCTGAGTAAAAGATTCTTGCCCATTCGAGTCAACCACCAGGGTATCCGCAACATTAACCTCCATCGAGGTGGTGTGGATTATTGTAGGTCTGTTGCCGTACTCGTCGCTAAGGCGTTCGTAGACCCCCCAGACCGTCGTTCCAATACAGTCATCCATCTCGACGGCGACCGTGGCAATCTCCAGGCAAACAACCTCGCCTGGCGTCCACGACCTTTCGCAATCGAGTATCACAAACAGTTCCAAAATCAGCCTTATCAAAATCGTATGTACGAACCATTGATTATCCACGAGACGGGAGAGGAGTTTCCGGATAGCTGGGAGTTGGCGAAAACCTATGGGTTGCTTGAACGAGCTGTGGTGCTTAGCGCAGCGAACATTCTTCACGGACACTGGAATTATACGGTGTACCCGACTGATCACCACATCTTGATAAAACGCCATATTAAGTAGCGTATGGATCGCAGGATATAATAGAAGGAGTAAGAGCAAGCCCTTTTTGTTTGGGAGGTGGAGCAAATGCGTGAAAGCAGATACGAGAGACACGTCGTTAACAGGCTCCACGAGGATTTCCCAGGCTGTGTTGTCGTAAAGAACGATCCGCAACTCGTACAAGGAATTCCGGATCGAACTGTCTTTTACGGGAACACGTGGGCCATGCTCGAGATAAAGGCACACGAAAATGCTCCTGAGCGACCCAATCAGCGCTACTACGTCGAGCTTTTCGACGCAATGTCGTTCGCAGCCTTTATCTATCCTGAGAACGAAGAGGACGTCTTCCGTGGACTTCAACAGACATTCCGCCGTGCTTCCCGCGGCGCACGCGTTTCTTAGCCCGAGTAACCACTCTTGGGTTAACTACACAGAAGACAAACTTGATCGTGTGTTCCATGCGCAAATGGCTGCTCGCCGGGGAACTGAGCTCCATGACCTTGCGCAACGAATGATCAAGTTGCGGGTAAAGCTGCCGGCCACTTCGGCGACGTTGAACCAGTACGTCAATGATGCCATCAGCTATGGTTTGACACCCGAACAGATTTTGTTCTACTCGATGAACTGTTACGGTACTGCCGATGCGATCGGCTTCCGTAAGAACACTCTTCGAGTCCACGATCTCAAAACCGGCATCAACGAGGCGTCCTTCACTCAGCTCATGGTCTACATGGCCTTGTTCTGTTTGGAGTACAAATTCAAGCCGAATGAGATCAGAGCAGAACTGCGGATTTATCAGAATGATGACGTGAAGGTGCTTATTCCCGATCCGGATGACATCTTTCACATCATCGACAAAATTCGGACGTTTGACAAGCGTCTGAACGATCTGCGACAGGAGGTGCCGTTTTGATCATTCTCAAAGATAATCATCTCGCTCACTACGGCATTCTGCGTAGATCAGGTCGCTATCCCTGGGGATCTGGTAAGACGCAGGAGGGTCGTAACCGTACTTTCTTGATGACGGTCGATAACTTGCGTCGAGAAGGTATGAGTGATGTAGAAATCGCACGTAGCTTCAACATCACTACTACCCAGCTCCGCGCAGCAAAGACGATTGCGAACAACCAGCAGAAGCAAGCAGACATCGCGATGGCCCAGAGGCTCAAGGACAAGGGCTATTCGAATGTTGCCATCGGACAACGAATGAAGATCAATGAGTCTTCTGTTCGAGCTCTGCTAGCTCCGGGTGTCGCTGATCGTGCCAATGTTCTGACGGCAACGTCGAACATGCTGCGTGACCAAGTCGCAGACAAGAAGTACCTCGATATCGGTAGCGGTGTTGAACACCACATGGGGATCAGTCGGACGAAGTTGAATGCGGCCGTAGCCCTTCTGAAAGAAGAAGGCTACCTCGTTCAATACGTCAAGGTTCCACAACTCGGTACCGGTCAATTCACAACTCAGACTGTGTTGGTAGCTCCAGGCACGAAGTACTCCGAGACTTATGCCAATCGTGCCAACATCAGGACTGTTACCGAACACTCCGAAGATGGTGGGCGCACTTTCCTCGGTTTGAAGCCCCCCACCTCAATCAGCTCGAAGCGTGTTGCAATTCGTTATGCTGATGAGGGCGGTGCTGCAGCTGACGGTGTCATCTATGTTCGACGCGGCAAAGAAGACATCTCGCTCGGTAAATCCAGCTATGCCCAGGTTCGTATTGCGGTTGATGGAACGCACTACATCAAGGGCATGGCAATGTACAAAGACGACATGCCTCCTGGCGTGGACCTTGTCGTCAATGTGAACAAGAAAAACACAGGCAACAAACTCGATGCCTTGAAGAAACTGAAAGACGATCCGGACAATCCGTTCGGTGCTTCCATCAGTCGACAACATGGCGTCATGAACATCATCAACGAAGAAGGAAACTGGGAACAGTGGTCTCGAGCTCTGTCTTCTCAGATGTTGTCGAAGCAGAGTCCATCACTCGCCAAGACCCAACTGGATGTCGCAGCTGAACGGAAGCGTCAGGAGTTCGAACAGATCTCCAAGCTCACCAATCCTTCTGTTCGTAAGCGTCTGTTGGAATCCTTCGCTGATGATGCAGATGCTGCGGCTGTACATCTCAAAGCGGCTGCTCTTCCTGGTACTGCGAACCATGTGATCCTTCCAATCAATTCGCTGAAAGACAATGAGATCTATGCACCCAATTACCGTAATGGTGAGAGGGTTGTATTGATTCGCCATCCACATGGTGGAATCTTCGAGATCCCAGAACTGACAGTGAACAACCGGAACAAGGAAGCACAGACCAGTATCGGTCGAGCAAGAGATGCAGTAGGCATCAATCACAAGGTAGCGCAACGTCTCTCGGGTGCAGACTTCGATGGCGATCATGTTCTTGTCATTCGCAACAACGACAGGAAGATCAAGACCGGTTCGCCACTAGAAGGACTAAAAGACTTCGATCCCATCAAGGCATACCCTGCCTATCCTGGAATGAAGCCGATTAGTCCACGCACCAAACAGATCCAGATGGGTATCGTTTCCAACCTAATCACGGACATGACAATTCGTGGTGCCAACACGGCCGAGCTAGCGCGCGCAGTTCGGCATTCAATGGTTGTAATCGATGCAGAGAAACACAACCTGGATTACAAGGGATCTGCTCGAGACAACGGCATCTCGCAGTTAATGGAGAAGTATCAGGGTAATCCGAGAGGTGGGGCATCAACCCTCATTTCAAGGGCCGGCTCTGAAACACGAGTGCCTGATAGGAAACCTAGGTCTGCAGCAAAGGGTGGTCCTGTAGACCGGGCTACTGGTAGGAAGGTATTCGAACCGACAGGGGAAACCTTTACCAACAGGCAAGGGCAGTTGGTAAGGAAAGAGATCAAAGTAAAGAAGTTGGCAGAAGCTAGTGATGCACGCTCCCTCTCTTCGGGCACGCCCATAGAGAAGGTGTATGCAGATCACTCGAACTCACTCAAGTCCTTGGCCAACCAGGCAAGGCTTGCTGCTGTCAACACAAAGGGTATCCCCTATTCTCCATCTGCAAAGAAGGCGTACTCAAATGAAGTGGCCTCCCTACAATCGAAGCTTTCGGTAGCCCTTAGAAACAGTCCATTAGAAAGACGTGCCCAGGTAATGGCAGGCGAAATCGTCCGCCTCAAGACCCAAGGGCGCCCAGACATGGACAGTGCTGAACTTAAGCGCCTCAAAGCCCAGGCTCTAGCGGAGGCCCGGGTTAGAGTGGGGGCCCGTAAGCAGAGGATTGACATCACCGATTCTGAATGGGCCGCTATTCAGGCAGGTGCTATCAGTCCCAACCGTCTCAACCAGATCCTCAACAATGCAGACTTGGATCGTGTTAAGGAACTAGCCACACCTAGGTCTTCGGTTTCTATGACTCCCATCAAGAAGCTTAGGGCCAAGGCAATGATGAACTCCGGATACACCCAGGCTGAGATTGCTGATGCTCTTGGTGTTTCGCTTACCACACTCAAGGTTGGTCTTAGTGAGTGAAAGGAGAATCAATGGAACACATGTTAACTACTGTCGACAATCCATGGAATCCTTTCACACATTGGGATGAGTGGTATGCATTCGACAGACAAGCAGGGTACAACACTCCGTCTTTCTTGGCACGTGTTGCCAACGTGTCTGATGAGTTGCCTGATGATGTGCAAAGTGTTGAGATAGAGAATGCGATTTCGTGGATTGTTGAGAACAATGTTCTCGGAATCTACAGAAAAGTCGCAGCTCCTGTCTCAGTGGCTGCATAGAGTGGGAGAGATGAAGACGTAGGGGGGAGGGGGTCCGCAAATCAGACCCCCCGTCCGCATCGCCTCCGTCCTCAAAAATGCCCCGGGGGACAAAATCGAGTAAGTTTTTTGCCCCCGGAAAGTCGGGGCAAACTAGGACAGAGAGGGACAAAAGTGGCACAACCGACGCAGCAAGCCGTCCTGGTGGATGGCGGGACGCGCAGAACCAATGAACTGACGCTCCAGCTCGAGCTTTTCGACGCTTCCGGAGCCGGTTTGGTCATCCCCAAGCAGGCCGCGGCCCAGACTGACGCCCCGGCGATGACTCAGGCTGCCATCACGGGCGGTGAATCGCCCACCGAGGCCGAGTTCAACGCGCTGCGGACCGATGTCGTCAATCTGCGGACGACCGTGAACTCGCTGCTGGGCAAGATGCGCACCGCCAGGCAGCTGGCTCCCTGAGTTTCGACCCCATCTAGCAGAAGGGAGTTGAGACGTGGTCATTCGACGACCCAAAGAGTCGGATTCCGAGCCCAAACGGCCAAGACCCGCCACAACTCCCGATGCTCGGGAGGCTCAGCTCATTTCCTACGCTACTGACCTGGCTGAGAAGCAGCTGCTGAATGGTACGGCATCTGCTCAGGTCATTAGTCACTATCTCAAGCTTGGTTCCTCACGAGAACGACTCGAGCAAGAGCGTTTAGAAGAGGAACTGAGGTTAACTAGGATCAAGGCCGATGCAATCGAATCCGAGAAGAGAGTAGAGCAGCTCTACAGCGAAGCAATTCGTGTCATGCGGCTCTATCAAGGCCAAGAGGCTCAACCCTCAGAGGACGACTATGAGAATTAGGTCGTATTCCGAGCTTCGACGGTTCGATACGCTTGAGTCTAGGTTCGAATACCTCCAGTTGAACGGTCAAGTCGGTGATTCCACGTTTGGGTTCGACCGATACATGAACCAGATGTTCTACCGTTCAAAAGAGTGGCGTCAAATCCGTCGCCACGTCATCATTCGCGATGAGGGCTGCGATTTAGGCATCCTTGGATTTGAGATCCACAAGGGTCTTTACATCCATCACATGAATCCGATGACGGTTGACGATATTTCGAGTGGAGATCCAAGCATTCTCGACCCGGAGTACTTGATCACGGTCACACACAAGACCCACAATGCCATCCATTACGGTACCGCGCAGCAACTTCCCCGATTGCCCGTTGCTCGTGTGGCTGGCGACACCAAGTTGTGGTAACCGAGAAGGAGGAACGATGGAAGAGCGAGTCGAGAGCGGCCACGCCGACGCCCAGAACACCGAGGACCTGACGCAGGCCCGGGAAAAGGCACTGGCCGCCCACCAGAACGCCGTGGAGAAGAACGCGGACGAGCCCGTCCTCGTCGCAGACAACGACAACGTCGACGCCAACGACAGCGACGCTCAGCCGAGCCAGGACACCCGTGCTTCTGCGCCGGTCTCGGCCGAGGCTCCGCAGTTCGTCCAGCCGGGCGACAACAAGCCCGACGTCAGCACGCAGGACCCGGACGTCTACGTCCAGACCCCGGAGCGCCACGACTCCAACGCGGCCTACGACGAGGAAGCTCGCGACAAGACCGTCGACGACGCCGACTTCGACGCGGACGAGAAGGACGAGGATGCCAATGGCTGAGGACAAGTGGGGCTACGTCTCTAGCGAGCTCGGCGCAGTCCCAGCCAACGGTTGGGACATCGCCTACGAGATCTGCAACCTCGCCTGGGCCAACGGGCACGACGTCTGGTTCCTGTGGGGCGACGGTCCGAACATGGACCACAAGCTCAACCACACCGAGCAGCATCCGGTCATCGACTTCATGGTTCACACCAAGGAGGCCGGCGACTTCGTTCGGAATGCGATCTGGGAGCGGCGCGGTCGACACAAGCTGCGTCACGTCATCTGGAATCACAAGATCACCTCGACGGTGGTTTCTCCGGGTGTCGTGCGGCAGATGGCCGACCGGGGTGACCCGACCGCCAACCACGAGGACCACGTTCACTCGGAATGGTTCGCTGGCGAGTACGTTCCGCCGGAGCAGGGCCGTCCGCAGGTCGACTGGAAGAACGAGCGTCTCGACGTCGACGGAGAACTCGGTCCGAAGACCATCTCCAAGTGGCAGGCCATCATCGGCAGCCCGTACGTGGATGGCGTCATCTCGACACCGAAGTCCGAACTGATCTACTGGGTGCAGCGGTACCTGGCGGATCGTGTCAATCACCGGCTCGTTGCCGACGGAGAACTCGGCCCGAAGACGATCGGCGCCCTGCAGGTGTACCTCGGCGTCCCGGTGACCCAGCGAATGGATCCGGTGACCGTCAAGGCGCTGCAGCGTCGGCTCAACGAGGGTCGGTTCTGATCTGAAGGGAGGTGTCCCGCGTGATCACCAGCATCTTAACGAGTTTGAAGAAGACCCTAGGTCTTCCTGAGGCCGATACTTCGTTCGACGAAGACATCATCCTCTTCACGAACTCGGTCTTTGCAACTTTGAATCAGTTGGGTGTAGGCCCGGCTGACGGGTTCGCAATCGAGGACAAGGTGCCCACGTGGGACACCTTCCTTGGAACCGACAAGCGCAAGAACAACGTCAAGCAGTACGTTCAGATGCGTGTTCGAATGGCCTTCGATCCTCCCTCCACAAGCTATCACCAGACGGCGATGGAGCAGCAGATCAAGGAACTCGAATGGCGCATCAACGCGTACCGGGAAGAAACCGAATGGGTCGATCCTGATCCAGATGTCGTTCTCGATGACGACATTATCGTCGACGGCGGAGATCCTTAGGAGACTTCATGGCGGACATCATTCAGGTTCGGCGTGGTACGTCTGCTAGCTGGACCTCCAGGAATCCGCTCTTGCGTTCTGGCGAGATCGGCTTCGAAACGGACACGAAGAAGTTCAAAATCGGGGATGGCAATACCTACTGGGTTGTCCTTCCCTACTACATCGACCAACCTCAAATCGAAGCGTTGATTACCGCGGCTATCGAGGGTGCCGTGCTCGAAGGAGTTCCCGGTGATTCAGCTTATGAGGTTGCTGTTGATAATGGTTTTGTGGGCACCGAGGCGGAGTGGCTCGAGTCTCTCGTCGGTCCTGCTGGGCCAACGGGTGCTACCGGCGCAACAGGAGCCACAGGTGCAACCGGGGCTCAAGGTATTCAGGGCCCTAAGGGAGACACGGGTGACACTGGAGCTACGGGGTCCCAGGGCATTCAAGGCCCGCCTGGAGCTGACGGTGCCGACGGCGCAGATGGTGCGGACGGAGAGTCAGTCACAGTAACTTTGGTTGCGAATGGTTCGTGGCCACCCGCCGCTGACTCGAATCCGCTTCATATCTACTTCCGATTGCCGGCCTGATGCCTCAGTATGACTTCACCACAGCAATCGAGGCCAGAGTAGCCAATCAAGAAGTCGACATGATGATGGTCGATGGACAGATCGTCTGGGAGAAGCCGGCTAGTGCAGATGGTCCGTATTACGTCAACGATGCACTACTGATCACTCCAACTGCCTACACTGACGGAACGCCGAACATCGTCATCGGACACCAGTTCATCCTGCATAACTCGGGTTTCATCACCGGTGTTCGCTGGTATGACGGTGCTGCAGGTGCGGGCAACTGGGTGATGCGGTTGTGGGATGCTGAGACTACAAACGGACACATTCCAGACACTGGATCAACAGCTAGTTTGGCCAACAAGACGGTTGCATCTACGGGTGGCGGATACCGAGATACATTGTTTGACACGCCCGTCGCGGTGAACACCGGACAGGTATATGTTGTCTCTCGCTACAATGCTGCCGGTCACTACGTGCACTCACCATCATTTTCTGGTGGTCATGGAGCTTACTCTGACGCCGATCCGGTTCGGGTTCCCAGCCACAACGAAGATATTTCATCAATCGTTGGAGGTTGGACGGGAATCTACCCGGCATTGTTCCGTGTCGGAGCTGGTGACGTGGTGCCTCAGGTCGACCCATCAGGTACGCCGTATTACGGCATAACACCGATCTTCTACAAGTCTCTTTAGCGAGGAATACATGGACGAAATCGATAAGGTCCTCGCGCACTTCGGTGTGAAGGGGATGAAGTGGGGAGTCCGTCGCAATCGTCGACCAGTCGCTGTCACTGCCAAGACCAAGCCGGGCGGAAAGATCAAAGTCCGGGGTGGTAAGAACCAGCGTGCCACGAAAGACGCGGTCGACGCAGCCAAGCTTCAGCAGCGAGCCAGGAAGAGCAAGCCGAGCTCTCTGTCCAACGCTGATCTGCAGAAGCTGATCAGAAGGATGCAGCTCGAGCAGCAATACAAGCAACTACGTCGTCAAGACCTCCTCGCAGGTTCGAATCAAATTCGTGATCTGCTCAATGTCGCCAAGCTCGGCGATGAGGTCTACAGCGCGATCAAGGGTGTGGCAGAAGCTACCAGTAAGTAGGAAGGAGGGTTGGCGTGGTGTTATCGAACAAGGCGACTCCCAAGTACTACGGCGAGTTTCGTCAAGCGGTACTTCGTGGCGAGATCCCAGTAAACCGGGAAGTCGCGATGGAGATGAACCGTATCGATGCGCTGATCGCCAACCCGAACATCTATTACGACGATCAGGCAATCCAAGGTTTCATCCTCTACTGCGAGAACGAACTTACGCTGACAGATGGATCTGACCTTCACCTGCTTCCCATCTTCAAGGTGTGGGCCGAACAGATCTTTGGTTGGTACTACTTCGTTGAGCGAAGTGTTTATCAACCTTCGACTGACGGTCATGGTGGACGTTATGTCAAGAAGCTAATCAAGAAACGTCTAACCACGAAGCAGTACTTGATCGTCGCTCGTGGCGCAGCCAAGTCGATGTATGCATCGCTCATTCAGAACTACTTCCTGAATGTCGATACTTCAACGACTCACCAGATCACAACAGCGCCGACGATGAAGCAAGCTGACGAAGTAATGTCGCCGATTCGTACGGCCATCACGCGCGCGCGTGGACCGCTGTTCGAGTTTCTTACCGATGGTTCGTTGCAGAACACGACGGGTTCGCGAGCCAATCGGGTCAAGCTGGCGTCAACGAAGAAAGGCATCGAGAACTTTCTGACTGGCTCGTTGCTTGAAGTTCGTCCTATGGCCATTAACAAATTGCAGGGACTACGACCTAAGGTCTCGACGATCGACGAATGGCTATCGGGCGATCTTCGTGAAGACGTCGTTGGTGCTGTCGAGCAGGGAGCATCAAAGCTTGACGACTATCTGATCGTTGCAATCAGCTCTGAAGGTACTGTCCGCAATGGTTCCGGTGATACAATCAAAATGGAACTTGCTGACATACTGAAGGGTGATTACCTTGCGCCGCATGTTTCGATCTGGCACTACAAGCTCGACGAGCTGGAAGAAGTTGCCGACCCTGCGATGTGGCCTAAGGCAAATCCGAACATCGGTAAGACCGTCACGTACGAAACGTACCATCTGGATGTGGAGCGAGCCGAAAAGGCCCCCGCGTCGAGGAATGACATCCTAGCCAAGCGATTCGGAATTCCTATGGAGGGATACACGTACTTCTTCACGTACGAAGAGACCCTTCCACATCGTCACCAAGAGTATTGGAAGTTGCCATGTGCTCTCGGTGCCGACCTTTCGCAAGGCGACGACTTCTGTGCTTTCACGTTCCTGTTCCCATTGGCGTTCGGTCAGTTCGGAATCAAGGTAAGAAGCTACATCACGTCCTTGACGTTGATGAAGTTGCCGGGGGCAATGCGACAAAAGTACGAGGAGTTCATCCGAGAAGGAAGTCTTCACGTTCTCGAAGGTACAATCCTGGACATGATGGAGGTCTACGAAGATCTCGATAAACACATCGAGACCTGTGAGTATGACGTCCGGTGCCTAGGATTCGACCCGTACAACGCCAAAGAGTTTGTGACTCGATGGGAACAGGAGAACGGTTCATACGGCATCGAGAAAGTGATTCAAGGTGCTCGAACCGAATCTGTTCCTCTCGGTGAGTTGAAACATCTCAGCGGCCAACGCTTGCTTCTCTTCGACGAGACGTTGATGTCGTGGGCGATGGGTAATGCCATCACCATCGAGGACACAAACGGAAACCGAAAGCTGCTCAAGCGACGTTTTGACGAAAAGATCGACAACGTGGCGGCTCTCATGGACGCCTTCGTTGCGTACAAACTGAACAAGGAGGCGTTCGAGTGAGGGAGAGGAGGTGAGTACGTGGCATGGGCAGCTAAAGTAGGTGACCGTCTGAAGCACGCGTGGAATGCGTTTTTCAATCTCGAGAATCGGCCATTCGACGACACAGGAACTTCATACGGGACTCGTCCTGACCGACCTCGAATGATGCTCGGTAATGAACGATCGATCATATCCTCGATCTACACCCGCATTGCAATGGATGTTGCTTCAGTGGACATTCGGCATGTGCGGTTGGATGATCAGGGTCGTTACGAATCTGACATTCCGAGCGGACTGAACAACTGTCTGACCGTCGAAGCCAATATCGACCAGGCAGCGAGAATGTTCCGCCAAGACGTGGTTATGAGCATTCTCGACCAAGGCGTAATCGCGATAGTTCCGGTCGACACGTCTGTCAACCCTGCGGATTCGACGGGGTTTGACATCAAGACAATGCGTGTCGGAAAGATTGTGAAATGGTCTCCACGACATGTGCGCGTGGATCTCTACAACGATCAGACCGGCCGTCGCGAAGAAGTCACTCTCGAGAAGAGATTCGTCGCGATCGTAGAGAATCCTCTCTATTCCGTGATGAATGAGCCGAACTCGACTCTGAAGCGTTTGATCCACAAGTTGAACTTGTTGGACAACGCTGACGAGCTTGTTGCTTCTGGAAAACTGGACCTGATCATCCAGCTTCCGTACGTCGTGAAGTCTGAGGCACGCCGACAGCAAGCAGAACAACGACGTAAAGACATCGAGTTCCAGCTCAAGGGCAGTCAGTACGGCATTGCTTACACAGACGGAACTGAGAAGATCACTCAGCTGAATCGAGCGGCTGAGAACAACCTTCTCAAGCAGGTCGAGTACCTCATGGCGATGTTGTACTCCCAGCTGGGTTTGACCGAATCGGTAATGAACGGAACCGCGGATGAAGCGGCAATGTTGAATTACAAGAACCGTACGGTTGAACCTCTGCTAACAGCCATTGTCGAAGCCATGAGGCGGACTCTCCTCTCGAAGACCGCTCGCTCGCAACGACAGTGGATTCTCTTCTTCATGAACGCTTTCAAGCAGGTTCCCATGGAGAAGATTGCGGAGATCGCAGACAAGTTCATCCGGAACGAAGTCGCAACCGCAAATGAGATGCGCGGCGTCATCGGTTTCCCGCCGGTTAAGGATGCGAAGGCTGATCAACTTCGTAACCCGAACATGCCGTCAGAATCAGCAAGTCCAAGCGCAGTTCCGTCCTCATCGGGGTCGGATCCAACCACAGATCTGGAGGGAGACAGTCAAAATGGAAGACGCTGACTTCAGCGGCTACGCCACCAAGGCTGGTCTCGAGTGCTCCGATGGACGGGTTATCACTCCTGAAGCTTTCCGGCACCAGGACAAGATGACGGTTCCGCTCGTCTGGCAGCACGGACACAACAGCCCTGAGAATGTGCTGGGTCACGCCATTCTCGAGGCTCGCCCTGACGGTGTCTACGCCTGGGGCTTCCTCAACGGCACCAAGCAGGGCCAGAACGCCAAGGCGTTGGTTCAGCATGGTGACATCAAGAACATGTCGATCTACGCCAACCGGCTGGTCGAGAAGATGCTCGGCAAGGTTAAGAGCGTTCTTCACGGTCAGATCTGCGAGGTGAGTCTGGTTCTCGCGGGTGCCAACAAGGGCGCAGTCATCGACTGGGTTCGCATCCAGCACAGCGATGACCCAGCTGACGTCACCGTCTCCGACGAAGACGCGATCATCCACACCGGTCTCGAGATCGAGGTTCCTGATTCCGCCGACGAATCAGAGACCGACGACGAAACCGGCGGCGAGGCCGAGCACTCCGCCGACGACCCGACGATCCGGGAGATCTACGACTCCTGGTCCCAGCAAGACAAGGACGTCGCCGCCTTCATGGTCCAGAAGGCTCTCGAAGCAGCCGGTGTCAAGCCGGCGGATCTGGAACAGGGCGACAAGCAGACCGAGGGCGACCTCATCCACGACCAGAAGGAGGAACCCGGAGAGATGGGTACTCGGAACGTCTTCGACCAGAACAACAAGGGTGGTGTCGACACCGCCGGCGGCCAGGGGTACGCCCTGACGCACAGTGACTGCGAGACCATCTTCGCGAACGCCAAGCGCTCCGGTGACTTCATGGGCGCGGTCAAGGAGTTCGCCCTCTCGCACGGGATCGACAGCGTCGAGTCGCTGTTCCCGGACGCCAAGATGCTCACCGAGCGGCCGGAGTGGATCCGCCGGCGGTCTGAGTGGGTCGACCGGGTCATCAACGGCACCCGCCACCTGCCCTTCGCCAAGATCAAGAACATGCTGGCGGACCTCACCTACGAGGAGGCTCGCGCCAAGGGCTACATCACCGGCGAGTTCAAGAAGGAGCAGTGGTTCCCGGTCAGCCAGCGGACCACCGGGCCCTCGACCGTCTACAAGAAGCAGAAGATGGACCGGGACACGCTCCTGGACATCACCGACTTCGACGTCGTGGCGTGGCTCTGGGAAGAGATGCGCTTCATGATCAAGGAGGAGCTCGCGCGCGCGATCCTCATCGGTGACGGCCGCGCCGTGGACGACCCGGACAAGATCAAGGACCCGGAGGGCGCCAACGAGGGCACCGGCATCCGGTCGATCCTGCACGAGCACCACGTCTACGCGACGACGCTGACGATCAACCTCGGCGACGCCAACTCGAGCTACAACGAGGTCATCGAGGAGCTCATCCGGGCCCGCAGCCAGTACCGCGGCACGGGTACGCCGGACTTCTTCTGCACCTACGCCACCATGGCGGAGATGCTCCTGATCAAGGACACCACGGGTCGGCGGCTGTACGACTCGAAGGCGGCGCTGGCCAACGCGCTGATGGTGAACGAGATCGTCGAGGTCGAGGTGATGGAGGACGCGGACTACGCCGACGTCCTTGGCATCTTCGTCAACCTGGTGGACTACGCCATCGGCACCAACCGCGGCGGGGAACTGACCACCTTCGACGACTTCAACATCGACTACAACACCTACACGTACCTGATCGAGACCCGTCTGTCGGGCGCTCTGACCAAGTACAAGTCGGCTGTCATCGTCATGCGTTCGGGCGACAGCGACACGCTGGTCACGCCGACCGCGCCGGCGTTCGTCAGCAGCACCGGTGTCGTCACGATCCCGTCGGTCACCGGCGTGGTCTACAAGAACGACGCCACGGACGCGACCCTCTCCTCGGGTGCGCAGACGGCCATCCCGGCGGGTACCTACGTCACGATCCGTGCCGAGGCCGCCAGCGGCTACTACCTGCGGACCGGTCCGAAGACCTGGACCTTCAAGCGCGACGCTGCCTGATAGGCGGTACCCGCGATGGCAAAGTTCTACGGTGAGGTCGGTTATGCGACGAAGACCGAGTCTGCGCCAGGCGTTCACCGCGATGTAATCACCGAGAAAACGTACATGGGTGAGATCATCCAGAACAGTCGGCGTTTGCAGGAGGACGACAAACTGAACAAGGATGTTGTTCTCAGCAATTCGGTCAGCATCGTCGCAGATGCATACGCGAACCTGAATTTCTTTGCCATTCGCTACGTCAGATGGATGGGTGTCCTCTGGACGGTGACAAACGTTCAGGTCCAGAGGCCCCGTCTCATCCTGAGGTTGGGGGAGGTCTACAATGGACCCACGCCGTGAGGAACTCCAAGCTCGTTTGGAGTCTCTTCTTGGCTCTGGGAACGTATATTTCCAGCCGCCTGACGATGCGAACATGCAGTATCCGGCGATCGTGTATCGACGCGACCGTGGGGATACCGAATTCGCGGGCAACCGACCGTATCACAACGAGATGCGGTACCAGGTGATGGCGATTAGCCGTGATCCGGACGAAACTGTGGTTCGAACTCTGATGCAAGAACCCAAGTGTGTTCATATCCGGTTTTTCGCCATTCACGATCTCAATCACGACGTCTTCACCCTGGTCTTCTGAGAGGGAGCAACAATGGCAGTTCTGAACTGGGACGCCGTCGGGCAGCGGTACTACGAGACCGGTGTCGACCGCGGTGTCCTTTACCTGCCGGACGAGTCCGGTGCGTACGTCAACGGCTACGCTTGGAACGGTCTGGAGACCGTCACCGAGTCGCCCGAAGGTGCCGAAGTCACCGAGACGTACGCCGACAACATTCTGTACCTGAACCTGATCTCGGTGGAGCGCTTCAAGGGCACCATCGAGGCGTACACCTACCCCAACGAGTTCGCGGAGTGCGACGGTTCGGTCGAGGTCGAGACTGGCGTGTTCGTCGGTCAGCAGCCTCGCAAGACCTTCGGCATGTCCTACCGGACCCGGCTCGGCAACGACTTGGAGAAGGAGGAGTACGGCTACAAGTTGCACCTCGTGTACAACGCTCTGGCCGCCCCCTCCGAGAAGGCGTTCTCGACGATCAATGACTCGCCCGAGGCCGTCTCGTTCTCGTGGGAGTTCAGCACCACGCCGGCGCCGGTCACCGGGCAGAAGCCGACGTCGCTGATCACCATCGATTCGACGAAGGTCGGTTCGGCGGATCTGACCGAGCTCGAGCAGTTCCTGTACGGCACGGCCGGCACTGACCCGTCGCTTCCGTCGCCGGACGCGGTCATCGCGATCTTCGCCGGTGCGCTGACGACGGCCACGCCGACGGCACCGACGTACAACTCGACGACCGACATCATCACGATCCCGTCGGTCACCGGTGTCGAGTACCGCATCGGCGGTGTTGTGGTCCCGTCCGGGTCCTACGGTCCGATCACGGAGAACACGCTGGTCACGGCGAACCCGCTGCCGGGCTACAAGTTCCCGACTCCGACCGACGACGACTGGCTGATCACCTTCGCGTAGCCAGTAGGAGGATGAGAATGCTCGAGCTTTTGGTGCTCGGAGACGAGTGTTACGACGATGAACACGCACGGTTCACTCGGACACCATCGACGGTGCTGAGGCTCGAGCATTCTCTTCGATCTATGTCAAAATGGGAGTCAAGATTCGAAAGGCCGTTCTTGGGTGATCAGGAGCGGACGATTCCAGAGACCAAAGCATACGTCAGGATGATGTGTGTCGACGGGGAAATTCCCCCGGAGGTCTTTTCCCGTTTGACGAACAAGCACTTCGACGAAATCAACGAATACATCAACAAGAAGATGACTGCGACGACTGTCCGGGACCGTCCAGGAACCAGACCTTCTCGGGAGAGGGTCACTTCCGAGGTAATCTACTACTGGATGGTCAGTCACAACATCCCCTTCGAGTGCCAAGACTGGCATTTGAATCGGTTGTTGATGCTTATCCGAGTGTGTGCAGCCAAGAATCAACCACAGAAGAAGGCTGGAAAGCCTGACATGGCTGCACGACGCAACTTGAACGCGCAACGCAAGGCACAACTCGGTACTTCTGGATGAGAGGAGGGTTGCGTGCCCCGAATCGTATGGAATCTGCCCGGTAAGAACTTCTTCGAAACCGGCATTGACCGTGGTGTTCTGTATCCAGCGATTGGGAGTGGCGTTCCGTGGAACGGACTGACCGCGGTAAACGAACGACCCTCCGGTGGCAAGGCTCAGGGGTACTACATCGACGGCTTGAAGTACGCCAACGTCGCTTCGGCTGAGGAATACGAAGCAACGATTGAGGCGTACACCTACCCGGACGAATTCGCGGAATGTGATGGCTCCGCTCGGGTTCACTCTGGGTTCTACGCGACACAGCAAGTGCGTAAGCAGTTCGGGTTGTCCTATCGAACCAAGGTAGGAAACGAACAGAACTCGGAATACGGATACCGAATCCACATCGTGTACAACGCGTTGGCTGCCCCATCCGACAAGGACTACGGAACGCTTGACGATGATGTCGAGGCTCTGGAGTTCAAATGGGACATCACGACACTGCCAGGTACGATGACTGGCGTGAAGCCAACGGCTCATCTTGTGATCGACAGTCGATTCACCAACCCGAGCGCTTTGAGTGACATCGAAGATATTCTCTATGGAAGCGTAGAGGATGAACCACGGCTACCTACCTTCGCTGAGATGGTAACCATCTTCGATACCTACGCGATTCTCTCGGTGACGGACAACCTCGATGGCACGTACACGATCAGCGGTCCCGACGAGGCGATTTCATTCCCGACAGCCGACACGGTTGAAGTAACCTGGCCGTCTGTTGTCGCGATTGACGCCGACACCTACTCGATCAGCTCACTGTAGGAGACAGGTATGGCTACAGCCGTAGTTATGTCCGCGGATGCAACCAACGCTGCTCTCGACGAACTGATCGAGACTGGCGCATTCGACGGATCCGGAGATTTGATCCTCACTACACGTGGTGGGTCAAATATCAATGCTGGTTCGCCGATCATCACGATTCCGGACGCTGACACCACCACGAAAGGTCTTGTCGAACTTGCTACGACCGCAGAAACGACCGCTGGCTCCGATTCGGTTCGTGCGGTAACACCTGCTGGTCTCGATGCGACTCTGACGGCCAACGTTCCGGGTAAGGTTCCCTCCGCAAGCACCACAGTTCAAGGCAAGGTGGAACTTGCAACCGATGCTGAAGCGACGACGGGTACTGATACCGCTCGTGCCTGCACGCCGGCTAACGTTGCGGCAGTCGTGGCAGCCAACAACACCACGAACGTCACCCCACGGCCTCTCGGAATCGTCGCTCGACGGACCAGAACCAGCAACAGCACCGCGACCACGTCGTCCAGTGGTCAGGGCGTCGTCAAGCTGAGCTGGTCGGCAGTTTCGGGGCGTGCTTATCGGATTCGCAGTAATGGTCTGCACCTCACTGGTGGTGCGAACGACGAGGTCGCTGCGCGCGTTTTCATGACAACCACCGGCGTCGATCCCACCACGAGCGACACTGAGGTCTGCACGCTGCCTCGAAACATCGTCAACGCAGGTCGATATGAACTTGTCACCGTGAACGAGCTTGTCGTCGCAGGAAGCACCGCCACACACAAGGTGACGCTGTTCGTCGCACGTACGGCGGGGACTGCGGGCAACGCGAAGATCGACGCCACCGGTGTGAACATCAAATTCTGGGTCGAAGACTGCGGCGTTCCTGTTGCAGATGCCGGATCTGGAGCCGATGTCTAGAACGGAGCCTGATGGTTTACTACGTAACGAGGGGCTCCTTCGCAAAGACAGAGCGATTTCTTCAGAACCTGTCGAAACTCAACATCGATGCTGTTCTGAATGCAAACGGACAGAAGGGCGTAGCTGCACTCGCAGCGGCTACGCCACAGGATTCTGGTCGTGCAAAGGCGTCGTGGGGATTCGAAGTAAGCAGTAAGGGTGGCACACACAAGATCGTGTGGACGAATACCGATATCGAGAGTGGGTTTCCAGTCGTAATCATGCTTCAGTACGGCCACGGAACCGGTACCGGAGGATTCGTCCAAGGCAGGGACTTCATCAATCCTGCCATTCGACCGATATTTGACCAGATCGCAAACGAGGTATGGAGGGCGGTGATCTCAGCGTGAGTGCAACAATCGACACCAAAGTTGTAGAAATGAAGTTTGACAATGCGGAATTCGAAACCCGTGTTGCTCAGACGATGAAGTCTCTTGCTGCCCTCAACAAGGGATTGCAGCTCGAGGGAGCCACCAAGGGTCTTCAGGACCTCGGCAAGGCTGGTCAAAACGTCAACCTCTCCGGCGTGGAAGCCGGTGTACAGAATCTCGCCGACAAGTTCAAGGCGTTGTCTGTCATCGGCATCACTGCGCTGGCTACGATCGCACACCAGGCCATTGCAACCGGCGCCCAGCTGGTCAAGTCGCTCACAATTCAGCCGATCGCCGACGGTTATCGTGAGTACGAGACCAACCTGAATTCGATCCAGACGATCCTTGCGAACACTGGATTGGAAGGCGCCGCCGGCCTTGCCCGGGTGACTCAAGCGCTTGATGAGTTGAACCGATACTCCGATCAAACCATCTATAACTTTTCGGAGATGGCACGGAATATTGGTACATTCACTGCGGCTGGCGTCAAGCTTGACGTCGCCACAGGAGCCATCAAGGGTATTGCCAACCTTGCTGCGATCTCGGGCTCGAACGCAGAACAAGCCTCCGCGGCGATGTATCAGCTCTCTCAGGCCCTCGCCGCCGGGAAGCTGACTTTGATGGACTGGAACTCCGTCGTCAACGCAGGTCTTGGCGGCAAGGTGTTCCAGAACGCACTGATCGAGACCGCCCGCGTTCACGGTGTGGCTATCGATGACATCATCAAGAAGCAAGGCTCGTTCCGGGCGTCTTTGGAGAAGGGCTGGATCACCGCCGAGATCCTGACGGAGACGCTTAACAAATTCACCGGGGATCTGTCTGCTCAGCAACTCAAGCAGATGGGCTACACGGACAAGCAGATCGCCGACATCATCAAGCTCGGCAAAACTGCACAAGATGCCGCCACCAAGGTCAAGACGTTCACTCAGCTCATCGGCACTCTTCGTGAGGCTGTCGGCTCGGGCTGGGCTCGGACCTGGCAGATCTTGTTTGGTGACTTCGATGAGGCCAAAGAGCTGTTCACTGGCATCAACGACGTCATCGGCGGCTTCATCAATAAGTCCTCAGATGCTCGTAACAAGCTTCTCGGGGACTGGAAAGAGCTCGGCGGGCGGACTGTCCTGTTGGACGCGGTAAAGAATGCGTTCCAGGCTCTGATCGCGGTCGTGACACCGATCAAGGACGCTTTCCACGAGATATTTCCACCGATCACTGCGCAGCAGTTGTACAACTTGACGGTTTCGCTGCGGAACTTCACTTCCAGCCTGAAAATCAGCGCTGATACCGGAATGAATCTCCGGCGGACATTTGCAGGAATCTTTGCACTGTTCGACATCGGCTGGATGATCGTCAAGGAAGGAATCGGCTTCCTTCTACGTCTGTTCGGTGTGGTAACTGAGGGCTCCGGTAGCGTTCTGGAGTTCACGGGCAACATTGGTGACTTTATCGTTGGGCTGCGGAACGCCATCAAGCAAGGTGATGGTATCCACAAGTTCTTCGAGGGTCTCAGTAACGCCATCGAACCGGTCATTCGCTTCCTCAAGTCTGTTCTGACCCTCCTCGGAAGCATATTTGACGGATTCAACGGCCAAGACGCGGCCAAGAGCCTCACCAGCATCCCAGCCAAGCTCAATCCGCTCGAGAAGATCGGAGCCGTCATCTCCAAGATCTGGGGTGGCGTGTTCCATATTCTCGACAACGTCGTCAATCTGGCGTACAAGGCAGGTTCCTATGTCAGCGACTTCCTCCAGGACATGGGTATCGATGTTTCGAAGAGCCTTCAGGGCATCAACTTCGAAGCTATCGTGGGAGCTATCGGCGGCGGCGCGTTCACGGCGTTCATATTGTCCCTTCGTACTATCGGAAAGAACGTGGGGGACATTTTCGATGGCATCACAGACAGCCTTGGTGCCATGCAGCACACGCTGCGGGCAGCCACGCTCGTGCAGATTGCGTTGGCTATCGGCTTGTTGGCTGGCTCTGTACTGATCCTCTCCAAGGTTGATGCGGCGGGTCTTGCAAGTTCGCTGACGGCCTTGACGGTGATGTTCGGTCAGCTGCTGGGCTTCATGTTGGCATTCGAGAAGTTCTCGGGCTTCAAGGGCTTCGCCAAGATGCCCTTCGTGGCCGCCTCGATGATTCTGCTCGGTGTGGCGATCA